CCCAGGAGCGAGATCGACGATCTGTATCTCGTGCGGCCCTACTACATCGTCCCCGATGGCAAGGTCGGCCATGACGCCTACGCCGTCATCCGCGAAACCATCAGATCACTCGATAAGGTCGCCCTCGCCCGCGTGGTTTTGACCAATCGCGAACACGTCATTTCGCTCGAGGCGCGAGACAATGGATTGATGGGCATGCTGCTGCGCTATCCCTATGAGGTGCGCGATTCAGCCGAGTATTTCGAGGACATCCAGGACGTGAAGATCACGAAGGATATGCTCGATCTGGCCAAACATATCGTCGAGCAGAAATCGGGCCACTTCGAGCCGGACAAGTTCGAAGATCACTATGAGCAGGCGCTGCAGGAGCTGCTCGACCAGAAGCGCAAGGGCCAACCGATCGCAGCGACACGAAAGCCCGCGCCGAGCAACGTGTTCAACCTGATGGATGCCTTGAAGCAGAGCATCCAGAGCGGCGGCAAGACGGCGCCCGCGAAATCCGGCAAGGCGAAGAAGGCGCCGGCCAAGCCGCGCCGCAAAGCGGGCTGACGTGCCCGTCCCGAAGTTCCAGCCCTGTATCCCGGTTTCCACGAAGGCCGTCCCGACCGGTCCGGACTGGCTGCACGAGGTCAAATACGATGGCTACCGCGGCCGCGTCGACCGCGACGGCAACATCGTGCGCGTCAACTCCAAGTCCGGGCTCGACTGGACGTGGCGCTTCCCATGGATCGTCGAGAGTGCCCTGAGGCTGCCCGTGACGCAGTTCGCGATCGACGGCGAGATCTGCGTGCTCGACGTCCGCGGGATCTCCGACTTCGACGCCCTGCATTCCAACCGGCACAACGAGGAGGCCAAGTTGTACGCCTTCGACCTGGTCGCGCTCGATGGCGATGACCTGCGCGAGCTGCCGCTGTTCGAGCGCAAGGGACGCTTGGCAAAGCTGCTCGCACGCCGGCCGGAGGGCATCTTCGTTGCGCCCTTCGAGCGAGGGGAGATCGGCCCGGACCTGTTTCGCGCGGCCTGCGACATGGGCCTTGAGGGCCTGGTCTCCAAGCATCGCGAGCGTCGCTACAGGCCGAAGACCTGCGATTGGGTGAAAGTCAAGAACCGGGCGCACCCCGCCTACCGCCGCGTCGCTGATCAGTTCGGGTAGCGCGCAGCGCTCGCTACTCACCGCCTATATCGATGTTGTCGAAGTCGTCGTCTGGGATCTTGTCAGACCTTCGATGCAACTTGGTCGCCGCGACTTCCAACTCCTCGTCCAGCTCGACGAAGGTCTCGGCCGTCTCGGCCTTAGCCAAATGCTCCTCGATCAAGCGCCACAGCGCGACCCTGAACTCATATTTGCTGAAAGCCATCCGCGTTACTCCGTGCCGGCCCCGGCTCTACCAGAGCGATGCACCCGCCGTGCCATACCCGTCAACCGGTTTCAGTGATACTCCTAGATCAGCGCGAAGCGCTCGCTAGGCTCGGCTTCCGGGAGTAGGCTGCGACATGACCGACCAGACCGCCAAAACCGCGCGACTGATGAAGGTCGCCGAAGCGATCGTTCGAGAGATGGACCGGCAGGGCATCGCCGAAGCGGTCGCCGATCTCGGCTTCGACGTGATGGAGCTGGCGCGGGTGGTGGTTCGGACGGCGGACGGCGACGTTATCCCGTTCCGGCGCCCACCCGGTCATTAGGGGAACGCGGAGCGCTGGCTATTGCGCGATCAGAGCGCCAACCTCGTAGGCGAGCGCGAGCAGGCTGATGCCGACCAGCAGGATCATCGCGGCCGGAAACAGTGATCTGGGCTTGGTCGAAATCACGGTGTCGCTCATCCAACCGGACATAGCTCCGGCCGAACTCCAGTCATATCCGGACTGATACGGAGAGCGGCTCAGAAACGCAAAAAAGCCCGACCATCCCTTTCGGGACAGCCGGGCAAGTCGCGTTTTGGGTCGCAAGTTCGGGATGCCGCGGACCTCTCCGCAACCGCCCTTGGTCAGCCGTCGCAACTTGGAGGTAAACGACGGGTTCATCGCGGCGCGGGCATGCGCCGGATCAGTTCTCTCTATTCGTCGATGCCGCCGTAGGTACTTGGCGCATACGGCCAGTCTGGCAGGTCGACGGTCTGACCGGCGAGCTTGTGCGGGCTATCCCCGCAAAACTCGATCCGGCCGTCGCGGATGAAGTAGTGGCACTCGGTACGCATCTGTCCCGCGGGCAAACGCTTCTCGCCGTCATGGTTCGACTGGAGCAGCACCGATGGGTTGAACGTTGGGCGCTCGTAATCGCCGTTGAACTGCCACTTCGGGCCCAACGAGCTCTTGATCGTGATGCCGTGCACTTCGTCACAGCCTGGACACCAATGCATCAAGCGCTGGTGCTGTCCGTTGTTGCTGGTGGCACTGCGCAACTTCGTGCCGATCTGTGCCATCAGCGCGGCCGCCCATAATCCGGACCGATGTTCGGTACCGGGTACTGACGCCCGTCAAGGTCGGCAGTGAACTCGCCGCCGCGGAGAAAGCCGTGATAGTTGCCGGCGACGATCGATGGCGAGCAAGTGATGTTCGGCCATTCGCCGGTGACCTGCCAGCCGTTGCCGTTCGAGGACATGCGGTCGATGCACCAGATTTCGCCGTTCGGGCAGACGAGTTCGATCGGCGCGCGCTTGCCGAACCAGTCGCGATAGTAGTGCGGCGACAGGAAGTCCTTACCGAGGTCACGATCGAGATACCAATCGTTGAACCAACCCATTCCGGGCAGGAAGATCCGTCGGTCATTGCGCCAGAAACCGTCCGCAACGGCTTTGTCGCCCAGCGCCTTGTATTCGTCGAAGCTGAGCAGCTTCGGCGTGAGCCGAGTCATGGTGCCTCCGTGATGCTACTGGGGGATGGACGCGAGGATGAAGCAGAGCGCCACGACCAAGAGGCCGATGAATGCGACGCCGAAACCCGCGTTAGTCTCGTCGACGGTGTTCGCGATATTCACCATCACGAATCCGGCCAGCACCGCGACGACGCCGGCGACGGCGGCAATCGTGACCATCAAGTCCATTGCTGCCGCCTAAGCGATGAGGGAAATCGTGACGGCGATCGCGGCCGCAACGATCGTGGTAAAGATCCAGACCTCCCTGCCCCATCGGTCGGGCGCAAAGACCCGTATGACGCAGGCGACACCGAGTATCTGGATCAGGGCGGTGATCAGCAGCACTGGGCTGTGCAGCATGGAGTCAACGTCCGCGCCGCGGTTGTCGAGGTGGCGCCAATACCAAATCCAGATCCGGGAAGCCGCTTCGGGCGCGAAGGCAACGAACAGCGATATCGCGGCCTGAAGACGGACCCGCTTCACACCGTTCTCGAGGATCTCGCGGGCCATGTAGACGCCGAACATGAAGCAGGCAAAGATCAGCAGGAACGCCAGAGTGCCGTTCGCCCCCTCGAGCAATTTCAACATTTCAATTTCCTTGCCTCTGGCCGAATGACCGCATGTGATGAACGAGTTGCGCAATTTCGTCGTGCCGTGGCGATGCCCGCGCGGACTCGCTCGACGAACGCGAAAGGCTTACTGCTTCACGAAGCCTGCCCTGGGCGTTGCTGATCTCACGATCAGCGGTGTCGAGCCGCCGCATCGTGGCGTCGTGGTCATGCAATGCATTTTCGGCTGAAGCCTTATCGATCTCCTCTTCATCGAATGGCTCGATGAGGTGGAGTTGGCGCAATATGGTTCGCATGAGGCTCATCGCGGCCTCCGCAAAAGGGCCCCATCAATTTTCGAGGCGATGCTGTCGACCTTCACCTTCAATTCAGTGGCCGCCGTTGCTGCGACGGAGCTGTTATCCCTCGCCAAGGTCACCATGCCGGTGAGGACGCGGACAGCGTCAGCCTGGGCGGCAAATGTGCCGATCAGGTCTTTCAGCTTCTCGATGTTGTTGCCGTGGTAGAACTCGATCCGCTGGTTCACCATCTCGAACGCCGTGGCCTGCACCTTGATGGCCTCGGCGAGTGCTTCCGTGACGCGGTTTCTCTCCTCGGTCGACTCCGCGACCTTGGTCAGGGCCGCATTGTTGGCTTCGACCAGCTTGCTGAACCGAGCGAGCTCTTCCTTCCGCTCGATGTGGAGACGGTTGTTCGCTTTGAAGAGCACCACGATTGCTCCAGCCAGGACGGGAATGGTCGCAAGCAGGACCGCGATCACAGCTCCTGCCGGCCCCCACCCCGCGAGGGTTTGGGCAACGATCTCCGGTGTGCCGGCGGCGCCCATCACCGCTTACCTGCCTTCTTGCGCCGGGCGCATGCCCGGGCGACGTCGCGATCGCCTATCGCCTGAACGGCAACCGCGGCGAGCGCGCTGTTCGGCACCGCGCGCATTTCGGCGGCAACCTGTTTCTGGAAGTCCTGAGACCATGCCCGGACCGGCGGACAAACAACCGCCGGCGCCGGATCGGGCATGGTGCAGGTAAGCTGGACCGCAATGAAGGCCCAGCCGGTGCAGGTGAACGTCACGCTGATCCCTCCTCGAGCCGCTTGATGGCGTCGTCGACCGACTTCGGGGCATTGGCTTGCGCCTCGAGCTCGGCCTGCTGAGCCTCAATGGTGGCGTTCTGCTGCTGGACCGTGGCCTCGGCCGCGCCGAGATCCTTGGCGTTTTGGTCGGCTCGCTGCCGCGCCAAGAAGTCGTTCAGCGAGTTCCCGAAGGCGTTGAAGAACGCCTCCAGGAGCGGCTGCAGCGCGGTCAGGACGGCGGCTAGTGTTGCCCCGCTGAACATGGCGCCGCCTTAGGTCTTGGTGACGCTCGAGACCGCGGCGTTGACATCCGGAACGGCGTCCGGCGCCAGGTTCAGACGCGCGATGATCTTCTGGGCGATGGCATCGGGGCCACCCATCCAGGAGGTCAGCCAGTCCGGCGAGTGATCGATGACGTACTGGAGAGCCTTGGCGAGCACGGCGTTGTGCACCTCGGCGGTGAGCGCCTTATCCTTGGTGGCATCCTTCACCATGTTGATGGCGTAATCGATGCCCTTCTGGAGCAACTGGTCGGCGCGGACCGACACCACGACGGCGTAGATCTGAGCCGGCAGCTTCCGGAGCAGCCAGGTCACGAACGCGAAGATCAGCGTGCCGATCGCCCCGGCCCACTGCGCGATCGTGGCGCCATATGCCCAAGTCACCTTGGTGGTCTCGCTGGTCGCCTGCGCGACGGTCTCCGGCGCCGCGGCATCCGCCGCAAAGGCGACGTCGATCGCGAGCGAGGCGCCGACGAGCACGGCGAATACGAGCGCGAACGGCCGCAAACTCCGCGGCAGGACGATGGCAGCCAGCACCAGGCCGAGCAGAACGGCAAACAGGGTTCCGGTCGGATCGAAGCCAGGCCCGGCGTCGGCGAAGAAGCTCGAGTTGAAGGAGCCTGCCAGCGCCAGGCTTGGCGCGAGCAGAAGCGGCACGGCAAAAGCCGCGCTGTAGAAGCGGTTCATGTTTCACCTTTGGATGTGGAAATGCGCGAGGTCCGTCGCGCGGCGGTCTATGCGACCTCAGGCGGATCGATGAGATCCGTCAGGCCTCATTCGTGGACAACCGGCCGTCGCTACGGACGATCGGAAGATGGTTGAAGCCGATCTGGCTGGCCGGCGGCGGCGGCACGTCCTTCGGCCACCAGAACCCTTGGTTTAGACGCGACGTCGCGAAGGGCTCGATATTGACGGCGTCAGACTGGTTGCCGCCGAGCCCCATGACGTTGCCGTGCTGATCCTTCCCGACCACGACCGTGATGTGGCCGCCTCCGGTCCGCTTCATGGGAGCGAAGGCGCCGACTGCCGGCCCCGCGAGCTTCACGGCCGGCCATTTGCCGGCGAAGTCCAGCGCCCACAGCGTCTCGGTCCCCTTGAGACCGACCTTGGTCAGGATGTGGTTGGCGAAGAGCGCGCACCACGGGATCGAGTCGTGGGTATACTCCGCGGCAATATCGCCGCCCTCGTCCTTCGCCCAATCGATGATGACCGGGTTGTCTTTTGAGCCGGCGCCTTCCTTCGTCCCGATCAGCTTGATGCCCGCCTCGAGCCAAAGCGGCCGGCCGATTTCTTTTGCCGGCGCCGTGACCGGGGCCTTTCCCGCTAAGGCGGTATCCAGGGCCGCAGCAGTCAAGGGTCCGACCTCGCCGTCAACGGTGAGGCCGGCGCGTTTCTGGAACGTCTCGACAGCGGTATCCGTTGCCGGTCCGAACCACCCGCTACCGATCAGGGCATACCCGATCGACTTCAACGCAAGTTGAACTTGCTGCACGGCATCGCCGCTTGCGCCCATGCGCAAGGGCTTCGCCGCCACGAGGGCGGAGATCGTCATCAGCTTCTCCTTTTTATGCAAAAGCCGCCCTCTGGGCGGCCTGGGGTCATCAAAGGGTGTGGAACACCCGCCACTGTTGCTGAAAGACAACTTCCGGCGCTTGCTCGGTCTGGTTGTGGCGGCGTATGGTCACCGCCGCAAATTCTGGAATTGAGTTGGAATGGAAGTAATTCGATATTTGCCGTCGCTTAAGACGGCTGCCCGGTGGCCGGGAAAGAACGGCGCACTTTGGCTGTTCTCATCATGCGACGGCATGGGGCCGGCACTGTTTCTCTTTCTGATCGCTCTCGCAACGCATTGGCACCATCATTTGCTACGCGGAGCGCTAACTGCCCCGAGTCTTCAACAATGGGTCGGAGGATGTGCGTTCCTTGCGTTCAGTTTCGTCAAGGCTTCTGAGCTGTCCTTTCCCGTAAGGCTGCTCCTGCGCTTTCTCGGCACTGCTCTGACGATCGTCACGATGTCGCAAATGATGCCAAACTCGATCGCGTTCCCTGCGCTGTCGACCGAACAATGGATGGCAATTTACGTCCTTCCCTGGGTGGCGATCGGCGGCGGCGTCGTCGGATGGTGGCGACCCGCCGGCTACATTCTGCCGATTTGCGCCTGCGGTTGGTATCGATTTGCGTTTGCTTCGGCTCTCGGCTTTCCGTTCGGCTGGAATGAAGAGATGACGCTGCAGGAGTCAGCACTATTCCTCGTGTCTGGCGCCGTTGTCATTGCGACCATTATTAGATTGCTTCCGAGCCTCCGGCACTATCGGGATTCGATCTTCGCGTCGCTCATCATGGCGGCATGCGCGATTCACTTCGCGAACTACTTCTATTCCGGCGTTGCGAAGTTGTCTCTCGACGGAGGACCGTTGAGTTGGCTTACAACCAATACGACCTACACGCTGTTGGCCTCGGCCGATCGACTTGGCGTCAACGTCTTCTCGACGATGCCACTCGGGCAACTTCTGTATAGCTCGTTTCGGGCGCATATCCTTTTGATGAACATCGTCACCATGGGCATCCAATTGTTTGCCTTGGTCGCGACCCCTTTCTTGCCAGCGATCCGCGTCATGCTGCTCGTTTATGACGTGATGCATCTGGCGATCGGCGGATTGACCGGAATCGTCTTCTACCTATGGATGTCCATCAACATAGCGTTTGCCATCGCGATGGGCTATCTGACCGTCACGTTCAATTGGCTATCGCGTTTGGTGTTCGTGGGTATGATGCTTCTCGCACCACGGGCCTTTACGATCTTTGAGGCAGGCTGGTACGAAACCCACGCGTTCAATAACATCACGATCGAGGCCGTGAACGAGGACGGGACCTCAGTCAGGATATCCCCCCGCATTTTCGGATTCTTCTCCTACGTTCTGATGAGCGACGCCGTGCTCGATCAGAAATGGAAGAAGGACAACGCAATCCCCACCAGCTTCTTTGGAACCACGTATTACAGCCGGGAGCGCGAGACCGCGAATTCCTGCGTCTTGACGCAGCCAAAGGAGCCAATGGCGCTTGGCACCTATATCAAGCCAACAATCCAAGCCCTCCACGCCGGGGTACTGCAGCCCAAGCGCTTCTGGCCTGATTGGTTAGTCTATCCTCCCCAGCATTTCCTCCAGAACGACGACGCTTTCGCGCCAACTTCGTCAATCCAGTGGGACCGCGTCACGGCTTACCGTTTCGTTTGGCGCGCAACCTGCATCAGGGACGTGCCACACGGATACGAACTCGACACGCTCAGATCTGACGCGGTATTGGTGCCTGTACGATGACGGAACCGACCAACTATCTGCTCTATGATGGTGAATGCCCGTTCTGCTCCAGCTACGTCCGATGGTCGCGCTTGCAAGAAAGCGTGCCTGGATTTCGGCTGCTCGACGCCCGCGAAAATCCTTCTCTAGTTGCCGATCACCGAGAGGCGGGACGCGAGGTCAATACCGGGATGATCCTTTCTCTGAACGGCATCCCGTATCATGGCCACCTGGCGCTCAATCGCCTGGCGCTCCTCAGCACGAGTTCAGGATTTCTGAATAAGCTCAACTCGCTTCTGTTCCGATCCGAAGCGGTCTCCAGCTTCGCATATCCTCTGATGGTGGCCGGCCGCAACACGGTTCTGAAGCTGCTCGGACGGAACCAAGTATCGTAGATCGTCAGACCTATTGCGCACGAAAGCGATGCGAAACCAACCTCTTAGCCAATGGCACGACGTGTGGAGTTACCGCAACGCGAACGCTTGCTCGGCAAGGTTGCGGCGAGGTATTGTCGCCGCCGAATTTAGAACGGGGCGGCATGGGAACACTTCGATTTTTGCTAGCACTTTGCGTCGTCGTCACTCACGCGCCAGGCAGCCAGCTTTTTGGCCATAGCCTTCTGAGCGGCATTACCGCCGTCCAAGGCTTCTATGTGATATCCGGCTTTCTGATCACCATGGTGCTCAACACGCGCGCCGGATATCGCGATGTCAGCCAATTCTATCTCAGCCGGTATCTGCGCCTTTGGCCGGCCTACGCCGTGGTGGCGCTGCTGACGTTCCTTGTCCTCAAGCGCTCGACATTCGTTGCAGGCCTCGAGCATCTGGATTTCGCCGGCGTCGTCTTTGTCGTGTTCAGCAATTGCGCGATCTTCTTCCAGGACCTTTACCTGTTTCTTGGCATCAGCCCGGACGGATCACTTTTCCCGACCTCTCACTTCGGCACCGAGCCGGGCCAACAGCTCAACAGCTTGATGCTGGTCCCCCAGATGTGGAGCGTCGGCGTAGAGCTCACTTTCTATGCGATCGCACCATTTATCTGTCGCTCGCCGCTACGTTTACTCGGACTGCTTTCCTTCGGCATCGCCGTTCGCCTGGCGATCGGATACTGGTCACCGCACGATATCGATCCATGGCACTATCGCTTTTCGCCGGCCGAAATGGCCATGTTCGCTGCTGGCGGCCTGTCCTATTTTGCCAGCAAAGCTCTGCGGATGGTCCCGGCCGGCATATTACAGATTGCAGGAGCCACCACGCTTGTGGCAGTTTCGTTCATCGTGCTGGCGACACCGCTGTCAATTCAGGACTTTTCACAAACTCTGTTCCTGCTCAATCCGAAAGTGATCCTGATAATCGCCGTGTCGTGCCCGCTCCTCTTCGCGGCCTTCCGGACATCGCGCCTCGATAGCATAATCGGCGAGTTGAGCTACCCGATGTATCTCTCTCACCTCTTCGTCTATGCGGTGATGAAAGACCATGCGCCGTCGGTGATGACGCCGGACAATTTCGCCTATGTCTGCGGAACCGTCCTGTTCAGCGCGGCGCTGCTCTGGGTGATCGTTCTGCCCGTCGACCGCTACCGGAAGAGGTTCGGGGCGCGCGTGCCAGATGCAATAGAGACGACGGCCGCCGCATCCAGCGAAATCTTAACAGGACCGCACGGCGCCACGTAGATCACACCCATCCTAGCGTCGCGGCATGATGAGCGTCCGCGCGCGCATCGGAGAGCGCGGATTTGTAGAAGGCGAATTCATCCAGTCGACCGGAGAGGCGGAATGTTCCAGGCGAGGCACCACCGGAAAATGAATTGCCAAGCATTGTCAGTTTCGAATTTCTGGTGATGAGGTTCTTCGAAACCGCCAGGGTCTGGCGGGTTTCCTTGCCTACCACGCGGATAAACAAGTTGCCGCCGCTCCTCCCGACAATCACGTGATAGAAAGTATGCAAATCTAGAGAAAGGGTACTGCTGAGAGTAGCGGTTGTTGCGTCCGCATACTTCACCAAAAGAACAAGCTTGTTATTCTGAACCGCAACGAGGAAACTGTTGTCGGTGTCGCCATTCGATGTAACCCATCCGTTCACCACCCACGGATCAAACGATGCGGACGGCGTTGGTAACGCGTCGAAGCGAACCCAGAATTCAAACGTAAAATCTGAGCCGGCCAAATTCCAATCAGTGCTGGCAGCCATCGAAATGTAGTCATCTGCGCTGTTCAGCGAGACCGCAAACGTGCCGTCACCGGTAGCACCGTTTAGTGCCAATAAGACGCTACCAACATACGCAGCATCAGCACTCGCAGTTGTTCCGAGATTGGTTGCAACCGCCCCCGCTACTTCACCGAAATCATAATATCGGCTTGGTGCGTCTGCGAGAACCGCAGCCCGATACGCAAGTGAAGGCGTCGCGCGCCAAGTGCCGGGCAACTTGTAATAAGCCATAGTGCCGCGACTGACGAACGTTGAGACATCAGTGGCGTTACCGGATACGTTCGCCGATTGGACCTCGAAATAAGGCATCATCGCGCGAGGGAATGCCGTCAAGAGTTTCTTTGTGGTCCGGTATTGATGAACGTCCGAAATCTCGTTTGCGGTGTTCGAAACACCCCAAAACAACGCATCAGCAAGGATTGCCCAAGGCGCGTCCATAACGGAGACTTGAGCAAAAATGCCGTCGTTGAAATCAAACGGGAAGTTTACCCGGTTCAATGTGCCGGGTGCCGATCCTGATGCGACCGTAACTGACAACTGAGAGAGTGCGATGCTGCGAAGTGAGTTCAACCGCTGAAAATACAAGGCTTTCGGATCAACATATTTGGGGTCGTTCATCACCAGTGCAGGACGGCACACGTATAGGAACGCCGTGAAAGAAATGCCATCCCACGCAATCGTTGTTCCGGCCGAAATTTCGAACGCCTCCGATGACGCAAGATCACGATGAAACCAAGACGAACTGCCGCCTGCGATGACACAGGACCAAGCATTGAGAACATACAGCGTTTCACCGGCAGGCACCGTCAACGAAAACTTGCCTGTGTAGAGAACATACGCGGCAGGATCGAGCATCGCGGCCATGCCCAGCCAGTATTTGTACTCGTCAGCCGACAACGCGTTTCCCGGCTGACCGCGCTCGCCCACACGATTGAAATTCCAGTCAGCGAATGTGCCGGCTCCCCCTGAGTTGTCGGCCGTCATCGAAATGACGCCGTTTATCGGATCGTAGGTACAGACACCTTCCATCCAATTCGTCGGCGCTGCGTTTGACGATGCACGTAGCCGCACACCGTTCTGGTAGGACAGCCCAACTTGCGTTGAAAACGTCTTCGTACCGGTGCCGCTGACCGCGAGTGACGTTGGACTCGTCCCTTCGGTCGCGCTCTGGCCGATCAGCAGCCATTTTCCGGCAGCCAGATCGGCCGAGAATGATCCGGCGGTATGCGCCACGACGCACTGGTAGATATTCTTGTTCGGACCGACGACGACCGAGGCCGGCGGCCCAACCACGTAGTTTGTCGCAGTTGCCCAGGCCGCGGCGCCGCTCCACGGAACAGGACCAGTGTCTCCCTTGTCGCCCTTGGAGGCGAGCAACTGCCAGTACGCGGCATTCGGCGGTGCATGGCCGGAACCTACCGTCGTATTGACCCACACATAGGATGAACCGCCACTCGAGACGAAGTCACCGACGGCGTAGGTCGCGGCGTTGTCGTAGGCCCCGCGGGCGTTGAAGCCCCTATAAATGCCCAGGAAGTTCCAAGTCCCAGCGCTCTTGAACCACATCTTGCCGGACGTTGGCTGGAGCGCGTACTGACCATCTGAACCTAGCGAGGGATCCGGGGCCGAAAGCGAGATATCGACGAACCAGAAAAAGCCCGTGGTATTCATCGCCGCAACAAGCGTCGAAACGTCCGCCATCGCCTGCGCGCCGGCGACGCGCTGCGGAAACCACTGCCAGATCGTATAGGCGACGTTCGTCTGAGCTCCGCCGCCCCACGCCGGAATGACCAGGTGGGTGGCGTCGGTCACGTCGGTAATGAGGGTCTGGTAGTTGCCGATCTGAAGGACGTCACCGGGCCGCACGTTCACGCCCGACCAGATCGTTCCTGATCCGGACACAGTCGTGCCGCCGGCCGCGACGGTAACCGTCCCGGTCGAGTAACTGGCAAGCGCCGTCATCTCGAGAACCTCTCGATTGAAGTTTCTTCTGTTTGCGGGGGTTGGAGCCGCTACCGGCTCCGCGCGCGGGCTATGGCAGCAGGGCCATCCGCTGATCCTCGTAGTGCGCCGGAACGCCGTTATCCTCGAGGATCTTGTTCAACTCTTCCAAGGTCTGCGCATTCCGGGCCGCCACTAGCAGGCTCCGGCGCTTGTTTTCCTTGATCATGAGGTCGTCGGGCTTCGCGAGGATGATTGCCGCGAGCTCCTGCGCGGTCTTGCCCTCAATCCTCGCTGCCTCTTCAAATTCCGCGGTCGCAGCAGCACCATCCTGGACCGACAGCGCCAGCATGTGCTTGCGGGCGTGCGCGACGTCGTGGCCATCGACCATGAGGAACGTGTTGATCCGGCGCTCCGCCCGCTTCTTCTCCTGCACGAGGGGCGAGATGCTGATTTTCATTGCGCCACCACATCGAAAGCGCCGACCTTGTAAGGTTGCGGCGGGACGACTGTCACACGGAACTGGCCGACCTGGTCGATCGCGAACTCGATATTGCCGTCGGTCACATCTTCCTGGTGAACCAGCTTGTTGTCGTACCAGATGTAGAGCGTGAACTGTTCGGGTTGGACGGTGAGGTGGAGTGCATCGACGCCGTCGGCCTTGATCGGCCTGATATCACCCGTGATGACGACCTCCGGCTTCGGCAGAACCTCTTTCGGCTCTTTCGTGACGTCCACGTACGCCTCGCGGATATCGACCGGCCCGTCATAAAGCATGTGATCAATACCGGCTGCCGTATAGGCGGCGGAGATCTCCTCCATCGGTCTTTCGGCATCGAGAATAACTTGGGTGATAAACCCCGTCGCGTCGTGCCTGATGAGCGTCTTCGTCTTGTTGATCGCTTCCGGCTCCTCGACCGTGGCCAAAATGGCTTCCGGACTGACCTCCACCGCCTGTCCGCCGTCGCCCGCCGGCGTATAGCCAGGAACAGCCCATGCCTCGTCGAGCGTTACTGCCGTCATCCTGCGATTCTCCTGAAGAGCGAGAAGTAGAGGCGACCCTGCTGGTTGCCGAACTTGAACCGAAACACGATGGATGACGTCGTCACAGCCGCGTAGATCCAGAAGTCCGTGCCGCCTCCACGAAACGACTCGCACATGAGGTACTGCGCACCGGGATTCAGAAGGATGCTCGGATCGCAATATCCCAGCATGAACGGCGGCGCGTCGAGCGTTTCTCCGAAGTTCAACTGAGCAGTGCTGTCGTTGATACTGTCCAGGGTGCCGCTCAAATAGAACTGGTGGCCTGACCAGCGAGAATCGAAGACCGTCTGGTCAAGGTTGGCGACGGTCGCATCGATCCCCGGCTTGCTGACGACGAGTTTCGCGCTCGCGCCACCCTGCAATAGGACCCGCTGGGTCACCCGAGGCTCCTATTGAAGATCATGTAGTCCACGTAGATCCCGTAGGACTCCGAGATCGTGTTGTTGAACGTCAATGCGCTGTTGGAAATCCGGAAGCCGTTTTGGATCTCGTAGTAGACCACACCACCGATTGTGAGGTCTCGCGCCATCGCCATATCGAGCCGGTATGGGTAAGAGACAACACCCGAGTCGATGTACGTTCTAAACGCAACATACGGATTTTGCGGAAGCGTCACCGTATAAGGAATATTCACGTCGCCGCTCAATGGTGGCAGAAAGACGCTGCCGGACAGGATGACTTGTTCGTTCTTGGTGTCCGGCTTGAGGAGAAAGTCGCCCGGCACCGTTGCCGTAACTACGTCAACGCCCGGACGCGACAACCAGACACCGTAACCGCCAAGGCTCGGATGCAAACCCATAAGGAAGCGTCGAGCCATCACTGAACCTGCCAAGCGATATAGAACAGGGTGACAGATGCTCCGTACAGCCGCGAATGCCTATAGGTCCACAGGCCAGAGTCTGTTGCGGTGAATCCGTCCGTTTCGCATAGCACCGCGAACGGCACTCGCTGGATCGCGACGCTACTATTGGCATCACGCATCACCATCGATTGGCTATAGGCAGCCATACCCGAGTTGAGACCGTACGCAATGATGTCAATGGCTGGCGGCTTCGGATAAGTGGTGGCGTAGAAAACCTTCCCGCTCACCAGGAAGCTATAACCTGGCAAAATTCCGACCTCTAACGGCCGCCCCTGGTTGAGACGACTGTCCAGCGCCAAATACTTGTAGTCGACAGCCGGTGGCGACTGCGCATCGAAGCCAGGCTTGGAAACCGTCACTCGGGTTGAGTCGATGTAAATCCTAACGGACACCGCCCGTCACTCCGAGATGATGAGGGTGCCGGCTGTCAGGTTGAAGACCACCTTGCCGTCCGAGCTCTGGATGATACCCGCAGTCAGCGTCCCGACATTCGCAGTGATCGCACTCAGCACGCCGATGTTCATCATCCGGGCCGTAACCGTCCCGTCGAGGTACATATTCGCCGTGATACCGATCGAGGCGACGCCGGCGATAGTGCCAACGGTGAAGACCGGCGTCGGTGCTCCGCCGTTGTAGCCAGGAAGCTGGATCTGAAATTTGTCGGCGACGACAGTGAAGGCGGATGTCCCAGAACCCCCGTTGACCAGTTGGATGCCAGATATGTAACCGTTCACATTCAGTGTGAGCGACCATGCCGCCGCGGCGTATCCCTCGACCGTGGCAATTGCCGTTGCCTGCTCACTGATGGTGGCATTGACGTCCCCGAACTGGGCGGTGACGGAGGTCTCGAGGTCAGCGACTGCCTGCTGCGCGTCGACTGCAACGGTCTGAACTATCGCGATTTCGGCAAACGCTGCGCCAACTCGGGCGGACATCTCCGACCGAATGGTTTTGGTATCCAGCCAGTTGCGCGAGGTCAGATTGGCGACAGCGGTAGAGATCAGTTGCAGATTTGCATTGATCTCGTCGTTGTTTTGATCGGTGACCTCCGTGACCTGCTTTTTCAAGGCCGCGTTAAAGGACTCGAGCGAGACCATGCCGGGCGCCAGCTTGACCGTCGGGGCATCGAGATCAACGGTCGAATATGCGCCCCGCATCGTCGCGTTGACGGCCTGCACTCGAAGTGTCGCAGCAGCCAGGCTGACGATGACATCGAACTGGTTCTCGGCACCCTCGTAGACCTGTGTCCAGCTCTTGCCGTCGTCATAGGAAATGCCGGCGACGTAGTAGATCGCGCCTTCGGTCGGAAACCAGCTGGCGAACAGCCTCGGCTCCGCAGTGCCCTGGCTGATGTAGGCGTTGAGGCCAAATACCAGCGGCACCTTGTCGTTCGACGGGTACTGCGGGCTTGGCAGGATTGGCGGCGTGCCGAGGTCGGTCGCGTGAACGCGCTCGTCATCGACCACCAGGCTGAGCGAGCAGGTGTGGCCGTTCGGCGAGCCGTTCAGGACGAGGCAGAGCTTGGACGAGCTCTCGCCGGTTCCGAGTTCAAACGACGGCGGCTCGCCGCCATCCTCGCGCGCAAGGACGGCAGTCAGGGTTGTCGATTGCGACGACTCGGCTGCCGCTAGGCTGGCCGGGTTGAGGTTCGCGATCGCTGCATTCGCACCCTCGGTACACAGAACCGGGCCGAAGAACTTTCCGTTCGGCCGGCGCAGCCGGATGTAGAACGGCCCGCTATCCCATGTCGGCGCCGGATCCAGCGTCAGCGCGTTGCCGGCCACGCCGACGACCGCTCCTCCGTAGCCATAAGCCTGCGGTAGCTCGGACTGCACCCGAACGACGGAGCCGAGCGTGATGGCCCTGCCCTCGTACTCGACGCCGATCGTGACGTTCTCACGCCGATAGAAGGACTGGAGGTAGGTGAAGCCACATTCGCGGAACGCCTGTTGACGATTGACGATGCCGTCGATGCGGATCGTCGTGGCGTTGAGTGACGTGAAGGTATCGCCGTTCGGCGGATACTGGACCTGGGCCGCCTGCCAGGTGTTCTCGTCGACGTATTCGAGAATGACGGCGTCAGGGTCTTCCTCGCCCAGCATCGTGAAATCGATCGCGGTCGAGTCCCGCACGATCTCGCGGTCGGTCAGCAGCATGGTCGGGACGTCGCGCCATTCGTCGCGGACGATCGATACGGTGTCCCCGAGCCAGAAGTGCTTCGCCCTCGCGACGCCGAGGATCTTGTCGAAGGCCTCCGGCACCGCGACAGCGGAATCGAACCTGAAATCGAAGGTATCGTTGCGGCTCGTGCAGCCGGCGGCGAAGTTCACGACGGCGTTGAAATCGACCTTCGAGATGCCGAGGCCAGACCCGTACTGGGTATTCGCGACGCTGTCGAAGAACGCCCAGCCCGGGCTTCGCGTCGCCTGCGATACGAAGGCCGACCCGTTCCAGACCTGCAGCACCCGAGTGCCCAGCACGCCGAATTTGTACGAGCCCTGGGTCGACTGGGACGCCTTGATCCGGATCGCGATGGTCGAGACGTCCGGGAAGGAATTGTTGCCCTTGAGGAAAGAGCGCAGACCAGCCCAGATCACGGAATTGGAGCCGCCGGTGCCGGCGAGCTCAGCGTCTTCACGGCGGAAGCGGACCAGATAGCGGCCCGGGAACACATCGACCTTGACGCTGTTGCGGACAGGCGCCTGTGACCCGTACTGGAACGTGGTCGAGAACAGCGGGTTGAACGGTCCGGTCTGAGTGCCGGCGTCATCGCATGACGCATACTCGGCCGTCAGCCAAACGTTTGAATAGCCGATAGAGCCGTCCTTGCCACTGACGGTAAAGCAGCCGGCAGCGAACGCGAAGTCGACAGCGATCGACTGCGTCTCCGTTCCCGCCGGATTCGCGACGAATGGGCCGATCCAGGCTCCGGGTGTCCTCGCCGACGGCGGGATAGGATTGCCGTTCGTATCGTATTGACCACCCGATGTGCCCGTTCCCGACGGCAGCTGCTGCCCGTTGACCTCAACCGATTGGTCGACATTGGTCGGAAACAACGTGACCGTGGCGCCAGGTTCATAGAACGCGACCTGTGCTCCGGCGAACGAGGCCGAGACGCCGTTGGTCTGATCCCAGAAGACCGTGTCGTCGACATAGATCTTCTCGTAGGACATGCTGCCCATCGAGACGGAGAGTAGCAGGTTGAGATATTGATCGTTGCCGATGAACTCGGCCCATGGCGTCGCGGCGAAGTCCGGGAAGGCCTTCAGGCGGCCGTACCAAACCGGCAGCGGCTGCCCGAGCTTCGCGACGTTCCCCTGCGCCGTCACCGAATAAATCTGATCGGCGTTCGAGCTCGGCGAATTGGTCGCGCCGGCCTTGGGCAGGATCAGAGCGTTGACGAGCAGCGTGCCGCCAATCGCAAGGCCGGCGCCGAGCGCCGTGGCACCGAAGCTGCCCGCGGTGAGGCCGAACAGGCCGACAGGAGCCCAGAGCGCGAAGGCCGACACCGCGACCAGCGCGACGATGCCGATGACCTGCTTGACAGCATTGCCGCCCTGCCCGCCGCCGCGCGGGAAACTCATGAAGCGAACCTGGTCGGACGCCCCGATCCGGCGCCGACGCCAATCCTTCCGCAGCACCGCCTCGCCGTTGATCTCGAGGATCGTCGGCAGTCCCTTCGCGAACTGCCAGCCATAGGTGCGATCGCGCCAAGCCCAACCGGTACGGCGCAGGAAGGACGTCACGGTCTCGCGCGGGCGCGGCTCGGCGCGAGCGACCTCGAGGCCGGGCATCGGCGGCAGCGTCTCGATCGAGGGCGAGGCCCAGATGAAGCGCCAGTCGCCGGCGAACAGTTTTCGGCCTTGCTCGATCAGCGCCGCATCATGTTCGGTGCTCATGCGAAGGATTCCATCTCGTGGCGGCTGGGCAAAGGCCCAAGGCGGGTCCTTGGCGTAGGACGACCCGGCCATCCAGGTCAACGTCTAGAGCCTCGGTTCTGATTGAATCGAAGCTCCAGCTTCTTGTTTTGACGCGTTCTCTTCCCGCGAATCGTCGCCCACTTCGCTCGAAAACGCGCTGGCCGCCCTCCAATACGTCGATGCCCGGCACAAGGCCGGGCATGACGTGGTGACGAAGCGCTGTTGCTGGAAGCTACGTCGCCTTCTTTGTCTCAGTCGTCACGCTTTTTTTTGAAACGTCGACTTCAGATTGTCGAACAGCTCCACCTTCACGCCGTTGCGCCGCATGATGTAGCTCTGCTGCAGCACCGACAGCAGGTTGTTCCAGGCCCAGTAGATCACGAGACCCGCCGGGAAGCCTGCCAGCATAAAGGTGAAGATCAGCGGCATCCAGTCGAAGATCATCTTCTGGGTCGGATCCGGCGGCGCCGGATTGAGCTTCATCTGGACCCACATCGTGATGCCCATGATGATCGGCCAGATACCCATCACCAGATAGGAGCCGAAATGCGGTCCGAGCAGCGCGATCGGATCGAACGGAATGAGGCCGAACAGCGTGAACAGATTGGTCGGATCGGGCGCCGAGAGGTCCTTGATCCAGCCGAAGAACGGCGCATGCCGCATTTCGATGGTGATGAACAGCACCTTGTAGAGCGAGAAGAACACCGGGATCTGCAAGGCGACGGGAAGACAGCCCGCGATCGGGTTGATCTTCTCCTTCTTGTAGATCTCCATCATCTCCTGCTGCTGCTTCACGCGGTCGTCAGGATAGCGTTCCTTCAGCGCCTGCAGCTGCGGTTGCACCGACTTCATCTTCGCCATCGAGGCGTAGGACTTGTTGGCGAGCGGGAAGAACAGGAGCTTCACGATCACGGTCACCAAGAGGATCGCGATGCCGAAATTACCGACCAGGCGATAGAACCAGTCGAGCGCCAGGAACATCGGCTTGGTGATGAAGTAGAAATGGCCCCAGTCGATCAGGAGATCGAAATGGTTGAGGCCGAGCTGCTTGTTGTAGCCGCCGAAGCCGACCAGCGGGAAGTTGAGGCCGACCGTGGCGGCCTCCTTCGCGCCGGCGAACAGCCGCCCATTGGCAACGCCGGTGCCGCCGATCGGAATGGTCTGCGCGCCGAGCATGTAGTCGGTCTGGTAGCGCTTGTCGCCGGTGGTAAACCTTGCGCTTTCGAGCGTTGCGGTGGTCTCCGGCAGTAGTGCCGTGGCCCAGTATTTGTCGGTGATGCCGAGCCAGCCGTCGGTGACCTTCGTGAACACGATGCCGCGCGAATTTCCGCCGGTCGAGGTCTTGGCCTCGTCGATGTTCTTGTAGCTGAATTCCTGCAGGCCGTGTTCGCCGAGATAGCCGATCGGGCCTTCGTGCAGAATCGCGTAGCCGGAGACCGGCGGCTTGCCGCCGCGCGAGATCAACCCGAACGGATACAGCGTCACCGGCGCGCTGCCTTGATTGATGACCTCGTCCTTGATGCTGAAGAGGTAGCGATCGTCGATCGAGATGGTGCGGCGGAAGGTCAGGCCCTGGCCGTTCTCGTATTTCAGAATCACCGGGGTGCTCGGCGACAGGCTGTTCGATCCCTCCTGCTGCCAGACGGTTTCGGCGTTCGGCGTCTTCACCGATGAGCCGTTGGCGGTCAGCCACAGGAACTCGGCATAATAAGGCTCGGCCGTGCCCGACGGCGAAAGCAGCACGACGGCCGGCGATTTGGGATCGACCGTCTCGCGGAACTGAACCAGCGAGAGGTCGTCGATCCGGGCGCCCTTCAGCGCGATGCTGCCGGTGACGCGCGGGGTCTCGATCTTGATGCGCGGTCCGGAGGCAAGCACCGTCTCGCGACTGGCGACCGGAGCGTCAGCAGCAGGCGCGCCGGGCGCCGGAGAGGGGGTTGCCGAGGTTCCCGGAGCGGCGCCAGGAGTAGCACCAGGAACTGCACCCGGAGTTGCCTGCGGCGCCGGCTTCTGCAACTCCGCCTGGCGCTGCGCCTCGCGCTGCTTCTCCATCTGCGGCACATTGTAGAAATATTGCCAGGCGATCAGGACAAGGCCGGACAGAATGACGGCAAGGATCGTGTTGCGGTTGTCGGACATCTCTTAGGGTCTCGTCATTCCATTCGGATTGGGCGCGCTTTTGTTACCCGCCTTGTTGGTACCCGTCTTGTCGGTAGCCGTCTTGTCGGTAGCCGTCTTGGGCGCAGGCCGGTCGAGGCGGCGCAGCGCCGACCGCAGGTCGTCAAGCATGGTCGCAAAGTCGCGGGTCAGCGCGTCACGACGGCCCACTAGCACATAATCATGGTGCGGCCGCATGAATACGGCGTCGACTTGTCTCATCACTTCGCGAAGCCGGCGGCGGATGCGGTTGCGCTCGGTCGCGGTGCCGTTCTTCTTGGTGACGGTATAGCCGACGCGGATCGGGCCCTGATCGTCGCGGCGGCGGCCCTGCAGCACAAAAGCTGCGGTATTCGCCCGTGCGCCATTGGCAACGGCGAGGAAATCCGCCCGCTGCCTCAGCCGATCCATAATGGGTATCTCCGGAGAGGAGACGTCCGGGCTCAGGCGCTCAGGCGCTTGCGGCCACGCGCGCGGCGCGCAGCGAGGACCTTACGGCCGCCGGCCGTGGCGAGACGGGCGCGGAAGCCGTGACGGCGCTTGCGCACCAGTTTGCTGGGTTGATAAGTCCGCTTCACGGGTAATTCTCCGCTGACCGGGCAATTTGCCGTTGTATTGAGATGGAGTCCGGTGATGCTGGCAGGCCCAAACGAGCCGTTGACGGCCCCAAGGAGCCGCCCCCGGGTCAAGAACCGGGCCATCGCGGACAGTTGGCGCGGCTTATAAGGGAGTGCCCTGTTTTCGTCAATGTCACAGGCCGTCGCAAAAAGGCTTCTTCGAAACGTCGCAATTGGGGCGAATATATCTGATTTCGCGGGGTATTTGACGGTATGGAGACGCTTTGGGGCGTTCGGGGAACCGCCCACATTAGCGATCCGTAATTTGACCGGCTTGGGGGCCGGGCCCCATCTTCCGACCCCTAAGCCAAACAAGGCCTTATCTTGTGGCTCTAACTGACGATCAGGCGACCGCGCAGAAGCAGCGGCCCAAGCCGTCCCCCCGGCTCGGGCTGTCGGGCAAGCTTTTGCTGCTGACGATTCCCCTGGTGATGATCGCCGGGCTCCTGATCTATGTCCCGGCGATCGCCAACTTCCGGATGAACCGGCTCAATGACCGCCTGGCCGCCGCCAATACCGCGGCGCTGGTGCTCGATGCCGCCCCGTCCGGCCTGGTGCCGGATTCGCTGGCGCGGCAGATCCTGACCAGCATCGGCGCCCGTGCCGTCGCCATCAAATTGGGACAGCAGCGCCGGCTGCTCGCCAGCGCCGACCTGCCGGCCGCGATCGACCATGACGTCGACATGCGGACCATGACGGTGTGGTCGGCGATCGTCGATGCCTTCGAGATCATGCTGGAGCATGGCGACCAGACCATCCGCGTGGTCGGACCCGCGCCGGGCCAGGCGCAATTCATCGAGGTTGTGATCGACGAGAAGCCGCTGCGGCAGGCGATGTACCGCTTCTCGCGCAACGTCCTGGTCGTCGCGCTGTTGATTGCCGGCCTGACCGCCGGCCTGGTCTATCTGGCGCTGCATTATCTGTTTGTGCGTCCGATGCGGCGGTTGACCGCGAGCCTGGTCGGCTTCCACGAGAATCCGGAGAGTTCGGCGCGAATCATCGTGCCGAGCCAGCGTGGCGACGAGATCGGCGTTGCCGAGCGCGAGCTGTCGGACATGCAGCGCGACCTCGTCTCGATGCTGCATCAGAAGAGCCGGCTTGCCGCGCTCGGGCTCGCCGTCTCCAAGATCAACCATGATTTGCGCAATCTGCTGGCGTCCTCGCAATTGCTGTCGGACCAGCTCGCCAGCGTGCCCGATCCGCGGGTGCAGCGCTTTGCGCCGAAATTGTTGCGCTCGCTGGAGCGCGCCATCGCCTTCTGCCAGTCGACACTCTCCTATGGCCGCGCGCAGGAGGCGGCGCCTGATCGCCGCGTGATCATGGTGGAGCCCGCGGTCGCCGAAGTGCGGGAGTCGGCGGGGCTCGCGACCGATGTCTCGATCACCTGGATCAGCGCGATCGAGCGCGGCCTGACCATCGACGCCGACCCGGACCAGCTGTTCCGCGTGCTGCTCAATCTGGTGCGCAACGCGACGCAGGCGCTGGAAAGCCGGCCGGCCAGCGACGGCGGCGCGCAGCAGATCCGCATCACCGGCCGCCGCGAGGGGACGGTCGCGATTATCGAGGTCTCCGACACCGGTCCGGGCGTGCCGGCCAAGGCGCGCGAGCATCTGTTCGAGGCGTTCCAGACCTCCGGACGCCCCGGCGGCAGCGGACTCGGCCTTGCGATTGCCGCCGAGCTGATCCGGGCTCACGGCGGCCATATCCACCTGGTCGAGGGCACGATCGGCGCCACCTTCCGGATTTCGATCCCGGATCGTCCCGTGGAACTGCTGTCGATTCGCAGCGAGCGGGCGAGGGCCTGAGGCCGTTCCGGTACTCCGGGGCGGCCAAAGCCGCGCCGAAATTGGCGTTTCCAGACCTTGCCAACTGGACCCGGAGCCTGTAGCTAGAGCGCTCTTTCGCGACGTTCCGGGGCTCCCGGAGCCATGCGGCCTCAAGCCCACCCGCGAAAATGCGCCCGTAGCTCAGCTGGATAGAGCATCAGACTACGAATCTGAGGGTCGGACGTTCGAATCGTTCCGGGCGCGCCATTCAACGTGTTGCTACGCAACGCCTTTTCCTTTCTTTGACTTCGGTCGTGAGGGGCTGGTTTGCAGTTGGTTTGCAAACTTTGTTCGTGGTGAGTTCTCGAAATTCATCATCGCCTGCTCCGCGAGACCGCGTGTCCGCGCGAGATAGCGTTCAAGGATGCGATGCACGGTCTTCAGCGAGTGCCCAGTGATCGTCGCGATCTGCTGCGGAGTGCAACCCGCCTCGGAGAGCAGCGTCACCGCCGTTCCGCGAAGGTCGTGGAAGTGAAGATCTACCGCCTCGTCAGAGCCCGGCAACGTCACCGACTCCAAGCCGGCCTTCTTGGTTGCCTCTTCCCATAGCCGGCCGAAGTACCGACTCTTGAATGACTGGCCTGTCTTGGTCGTGAGGATTAGGGGCGAGATCCGCTCCATGCCGTCCAGCATCCGGCGAAGCGCAGCAGTGCAGGGGATATGAACGAGCGGGGCAAGGGTGGTGCCGCGCCGGCGTTTTCCTTGACGCAGGCTTATGCTGGCGCCGTCGTACGCAGACCACGGCATGCGCAGGATGTCACCTTCGCGCTGCCCGGTGTGCAGGCCGAGAATAAGAGCCTGCTGCATCTCGAGCGAGGCAACGCTCATGAACGCCGCGATATGCTCCGGCAACCAGATGATCTCTGACCGGTCGACGTGGTAGAGCCGCTTAAAGCCCTTCAGGTGGTTGGTGGTGATCGTGCCGCGATCGACGCCCCAGGTGAGCATGGCCGATATCGCAGACAGACGGTTGTCAGCCTCGCGCTGACCAGAAGACCGAGCAACCTTCTCGCGCCACTCGAGCAGGTCTTTCCTGACGCGTGCATCGTCCAGGGCGGCGATCGGCATAGTGCCGAACTCGGCCTCAGACTTGGTCAGCATGCGCTTGTATTCGGCCTGCGTGCTCGCAGCCAACTTCTGCTCGAACTCGATCGATGTGGTGTAGTCGCGGATCAGGCTGTTGAGGGTGCCGGCGTGACGATCGCGGATGAGCTTCTCGGCCGCGGCGTAATCGGCAATGAAATCGGCAGAGCCCGGCTCGCCGCGCAGGCGTTTACCCGTGGCGCGGTGATACCAGTAGGCGCGGCGTGTGCCGTCCTTCAAGTTCTTATAGGTCGGAAAGACGCCTTCGATCCTAGCCCTGACCACGACGCTCCTGTCTCCATAGATCGAGCGCGCTCAGCTCCTGGGCAAGAATTTCCGCCGGTTCAAATACAGCTGCCCCGTTCGGCTGCAGTGTTACACGGAACGGCATCTTCTCGCGCTGGCAAGCACGGATGACGCGCTGAACATCGGCTTGGTTCACATTCGACGGACGACGGGGCATGGCTCTTTTTCCCGGATGGATTCGTTCCTGAAATAGGGATATACCCTAGTGCCATATCGATCGCAACAAAAATATGGCACTGGGGAAGTATGGCTGCGCGAGTGAAGAAACGGACCGATACGACGTCCACAAATCGAGACTCGGATAAGATCATTGTCAGGCTGCCAGAGGGCATGCGTGACCACCTTGCCTTGGTCGCGCGGCGGAACGGTCGCTCCATGAACGCCGAGGTGGTGACCGCACTCGCGCACTATTTTGCGCTAACCACCACCGGGTCGCTCGAAATTGAGACCGTTCAGGATCTGGAGTATTCCCTAGAAGGAATCCGCCACGAAATTACGCGGCTGGCTGATGCGGCAGCTAATCTGAAGAAGTCGAAGGAAAAGAAATCATGAGCGATAAGCCGCCGCCTGACTTCGATGATGATATCAAGAGGGGCCAAACCCTCTCCCGCGTCGTGATCAATGTTACGAAGTCGATGGCTGAAGCGAAGGCGGCGGGAATGGAGCTGGTAGCCAAAGGCATAATCGTTCGGGTGGTTCAGGTTCAGGATCTGATTGGCTGGGCTGGAGTGCCGAATTATATGACGGCGGATCAGGTGGCTGATCAGATACGCGAGCATCTCTGCAACCTGAAGGGAATTGATCCCAAGTCGGGGCGGTTCGTGACGCAGTCAATCACCCAAAACAACTCGAGCGGCTCGAAGCACTAAGCCCGCCGGCATGAACCGGCGGGCCGTCGTTTCGTCAGGCCCGATCGATGGGCTCAAGGCGATGCACAACCGCCAATGTCGGCGGTCGCGTTGAAGCTGGCCGTGCCTCGAACTGTTCCAAGGCTGACCGGGCGTGTTCGCTGATGATCTGCGCCACCTTGTGCATCCCGTCGACCGCGGTCTCGGCGTCAGGCTGCGCCAACAGGATGGCGAGCATGTCGGCGAGGTCGATGACGCGCGTCATGTCTTCGCCGATGGTGTTCATCCCATCCCTCCCGGCTGCCGGTCGGCGTCGATATTGTCCAGCGCGCCGTTGATTGAGAACAGGAGCGTCACGAGCCGGTCATTGCACGACAGGTCGTCATCGCAAGTCGGGCCGTCGTCGTCCGCCAGGATGTAGCGGAGCAATGCGCGAAGGCCGAGCGCTGACGTGGGCGCGGTCGAGAGCAACGCATCGAGATGCTCGTTGGCGGCGTCACAGGCCTCGCTGACGACATTGTCGATATCGCCGAGTACGGTGAGGTGACGACTAAGGGCCGCGTCGAGCCCCGCATGTGCCCGATCCCGCTGCTGGCCGGACAATGTCGGGCACCCGTCGATCTGTCGGTGACTATAGACGACGACCGGTGAGCCGCCATCGTCAATGGCGGTTACGAAGGGATGAAGTCCGACGCCCTCATCCAGTAGGATCTGTTGCCGCCGGGATCGTTCTTCCGATGCCGCGGCAGCTGCGCGGGATGCCTTACGGTGGGCCTCGATAAGGCCGAACATCGGGTCTAGCAGCCCCTCGGCGCCCGCAGGTGCGGATAAGGCGGGCACTGATGCGAGTACGGCGGCCGGGGCGGCAGCGGCAAGGCCGGCCAGAACGGCGCGTCTATGGAGTTCCGTGGCGGTTTGATTGTGGTCTGTCATGCTCGCCTCCCTCAGTTTTGTGCTATGATTTGGGTTAGCTTGGGCCACGGGTGCACTCCTTGGTCTGGGTTAGGACCGGGCGAGTGTTCCACCACTTGCTCGGTCCGTTATTTTATGGCACCATCAAATCATGAAGTCAACAATAAATAGCGCTAAAAAATCGAGACGTGGCAGGCCCGCCGTCGACAGCGAGGCTGTCAACGTGCGAATGACCGTTGACGCACTGCAAAATCTAGACGATTGGCGCCGGAAGCAGGAAGACCTGCCCGGCCGCCCCGAGGCGATCCGCCGACTGGTGGAGCTGGGACTGAAGGCGAAGAAGTAGGCGGATATGATCAAGACCGCGATGGGTTGGCTGGAACTACCGCACTGGCTGATAATTGCAGGAGCCGTGCTAGTAGTGGTCGGCCTGATTGGCCTTGTGGTCAGCCGCCGCCGCCGGCGTCCGGCCGATATCCAAGACGAACCAGCGACGCCAAGTCCCGAGCCGCGCCCCCAACCGTCACCGCTCCCGGATCTTCTTGGCTCCCGGCCGCGAGAGGGCCGGCGTAGAACGCCAGCGGAGCCGCCGGCTGATTAAGAGCTAACGGCGCCACCGCCTCGGCAATGCACGGCCGCAGCCAGGATCGCAACCCACGAGAGCTAGCGCATCGCCGCTGTTCTAGCCCAAGACGTCGGTCAACCCGGCGGGCCGGATGACCTAGCGGCCGATCCTAATCAAATACTCGTTGAACATTGGCACGGTGAAGGCCGTATCGCCGTGAGCCGGGCTATATACCATTCCCTTTTTTATCAGAGAGCTTCTAACCGGTGCAACGCTTTCGACCGGAACTCCCAGCTCGGTTGCGATATCGCCTGATCTATGAGCTCCCGGCCCAAGCGCCGCCATGGCAAACATATAATCCTTCTCGCGAGGCGAAACGCGATCGAACCTAACCCGGAAGAAGCTGTCGTCGAGGTTAGACCTCGCTGCGTCGCTAGCAGCCCTTACATCTCTAGTTGTGATTTTCCCCGAGCCGTCTTTGGCCGCATTCCAAGAATGGTAGCCCCACTCCTGAAGAAAATATGGATATCCGCGCGTTAGCTGGACCGCCAGTTTGAGCGCCTGAGGTTGCCAGTCGACGCCCTCGCGCTTCGCCGGCTCCTTCAGTGCGCTTGCGGCATCTTTCTCGTTCAGTGCGTCCACTTCGGGGTAGTCAAAGAGACGTTCAGCGTATGATTTTGCTTTGCCCGCAAGGCCGACCAACTGAGGCAAGCCCGCACCGATAACGATTAACGGTAACTGTTTCTGCGAAATGCGATGAACGGCCATAATGAGAGCGCTGAACTCAGTCTCTTTGATGTATTGAAGCTCGTCGATAATTATTGCTACCGCCGTATTCCTTGCTTTGGCAGCGGCGCCAATTACCTCGAACAGATCAGCTAGGTCTGTATCGAGGTCTCCACTGTCGCCAGTCCCCTTCTCTGCATCGATGTCCAGACCAATCTCGACCTCTCCCACCGTGACCTTAACCGCTTTGGCAAATGACTTAAGCACCATCATTCCGCGCTTCACCGCGACGGTGACTTTTTCCTTGGTGTCGAGCTGGAAGAGGATCTTCCGCAAGCATGGTATTAGAAGCTCGGGCAGAGATTTCCCTTCGGGCGCCTCAATCACCGTAGCGGTGTAGCCGTCATCCTCAGCGATCTGGGCGATTCGGTTCAGCAGAACTGTCTTCCCGACGCCTCGGAGCCCGACCAACATAAAGCTCTTCGCGTGCCGTCCTGCTTTAACACGAGCAAGTGTTGTTTCGGTCCGGCTGACAATCTCGCTACGACCGGCCAGCTCGGGCGGCTGGCTCCCGGCACCTGGAGCATACGGATTCGCGACTGGGTCCACTTTAGCTTTCTTAAATAGATTATGGGCAAATGAGCTAAGTTGCATAAGGGGCTTGGGTCAACCCGACTAAAGGGTAACTTACAAATCTATAGCGATCTTATCGTTGACGACGATAAGTTTCATAAGATCCAGCTCTTGGCTTCTGGTCAGGGTGCGATTCGCCGTAAAGAGTCTAGCCCCCACAGAAGCACCGTAAAAACCCCGGCTTGCTCTCTACCGTTGGTTGCGGAAGGATGCCCTTTTTTGGGGGCCGCACATGGCATTGATTACCTGCGAAGAATGCGGGGCATCGATTAGCGACCGGGCGCCCGCCTGCCCCCATTGCGGGGATCCTCGCGCACCACACCACGAGCCATCACCGCCGCAACAACCCACCGACGCGGCAGTCGCCCTCACCAAGGGTGATCGCGAAATGGGCTTTGGGCGCAAGATATTAGTCGGATTCTTTGGCGCTATTGGTCTGATCTGGCTGGCGGGATCGATCGGCGGCAAAACGGCGTCGACTCCCAGCGGCACGAGCACGGCACAGTCTACGCCGGTCTATAAGCCACCCCCGACAGAGATACTCACAGCCACGGCGCAAGAGCTCTTTGATGCTTATGCCAGCAATGAAGTGGCGACCGACATTCGATTGAAGGGAAAGATCATCCAGGTCTCGGGTCGCATTCAGTCAATCGATAAGAGCGTCTTCGATACCATGTACGTCAGTCTCGAAACCAGCAACCAGTTCATGCCGACCAAGGTATCGCCGAATAAGCAGGACGAGTCCAAAGTCGCGGCACTACGTCGGGGGCAGCAAGTCGTTTTCCGATGCCGACAAATGAAACGATGGGTGGGCTCCCCCATGGGAGAAGATTGCTTGTTGCTCGACTGAGGAGCGCGAACACGGCCCCGTGAATAAAAGGGCGCCCCCGAGTCTCAGATCATGGCGCCGTACCAAATCACGAGCGCGAAGATCACCAGCAAGACGATGGTGATGATCTGTTCATCAGTGGGTATTGGTTGTTTGTCCATGACCCGCGCCGATTCAACGAAGAGACCGCCAACTGAGGCGCCCTTACTCATGGGCGGCTTTTGGTACCGGGCCTTCTCCGTTTGACTTGCTCGATCAGAGGCCGGATCAGATGTTTAAAAGCAGGGCCGAGACATGTGATCAGCATTAAGATCGGCCAGTATGCCAAGATCGCAAGAGCGGCCAACCATGCCGGGCTGCGCTGCTCCCGCCAAAAATACACCGACGCTGCGGTGATGTGGGCCGCGACTATGCGGCCCAGATGGCGAGCGCGACGTCGGCCGCTTCACCGAACGTCAACGCTTTCCCACGCGGCTTCAACCGGCCTTGAAGGCGCGTTTTCGCTTGTCATAGTTTGCTCGGCCTTCCCACATTGCCCGCTGGTAAGCCCCGCGGAGTCAGCTTGAAAAGGCTAACGAGGGCTGACGGTACTGCATCAGCGGTGGATCGGGACCCTACCCACTCTAGGGGGCCGTACTTTTTGATGGCGACAGAAATCCCTGTACGGCTTAAGCCCGCAAAGCCATCCTTTGATCTCATCCGATTCCATCGGGTCTTCAAGCGCGCCCACTGAATGATGAGGCAACGCGGCGGCATTCGGGCATCCGGCGCACTTCGGAAACCGAAGGGCACACCAATTGTCTCCGGGAGATTTCGATAGATGCCTTAAGCAATTGGCCCAAGCGGGCTCGGATATGCGCATACGTCACCGCATTTAACGGCGGGAGCACAACACTCTCAGTCACCGGCGACGGCCGAACCAGGGTCCGGTGATAGAAAACATCATTAACTAGTTTTGGGTGAGAACCTTTGCGGTGGATCAAACCCAGGCCACTGAGGGTTGAAACAGGCTGGCCCCCACCAATTTTCCCGAGCGGGAAGTCCTCATGGCGTGAGGACAGGTGAACCGCATCACGGCGCTGGCGCTGAAGCGCGGCACGTTTGTTGATTTTACCGGCTATTGGCAGAGACACGTTGGGTGATGACGACCAGAACATGGGAAGCCAGAAAAAACCCGCCTTGCTAAGGGCGGGTTTTTGATTTCGATCTATGGTCGAGGGTATTAGCCAACCCGACGCATCCGAGGTTGCTCGGAATGTTCATGGTCTTCGGGGCGCCGATGAAGGGCTTCGCGGACAGCCGCGTCATTCAGCCACTTCGTGACATGACCATGCACGCGCTCTTCACAGCGCTCCAAGAAATCAATCTGTGCTTGTCTGTCCATCTTCACCTCCATGAACCTCAACGCCGGTCTCAGTCCGACGTTCCGCCCACCAGACATACCTGCCATGGTAGATATCTGAAGTTCGCGGCGTATAACCGCACGTTTCCATGATCTTAGCAACCGCGAAATGCTTCCGAAGGGCCTTCTCGGGAGCATTTGCGTCCCAAGTGAACCGTTGGACGGCATCAGGCCGCGCCTCGTTCAATAGTGATCTAGTGGCCATCAAGACCAAGGCAAGTACCGACTTTCTGGCCTCTTTATCGAGCAAATTGGCAGTTTCTAGGCCGGAATGATAGGTTGTTTCTATTCCGTTCACGTTATCGGCGGCAATTACGCAGAAAAAGTGCTCCATTCCGCCACCGGGAAGCGGTTCCAGCCCCACCATCACAGAGTAGGTATGGTCGATTACCGGATCGTAACCAAAATTCACGATTACGAGATAAGCATTGCCGCGCCGAAACACGTCCGCGCGCCACCCATTTTCGTCAATCAGCAGTTGAATCGCCATTTTTTGACAGTTAGCGGACGTGCTAACCTTTTTCCACATGCTCCTAGTCTAGATGATTCAAACAACAGGCCGCAACCCAACCGATTGTTGCCGCCCCGTTCGCATCTTGGGTGTGTGGTGCTAGTCATCGCCTCAATCAATTCCTCGCCCCGCCGGCAGCCGCGGCTTAGAATCTACTGCGAAGCCAAGGTTCGCGACTGTGTCGGACACCTTTAGATCACCCCTTCTGCGGCTCGCTGAAACGGGATTACATCACCCGTCACCGGGTCCATCTGGGCCTCTGGCGTGAGCGTATCGTTTGACTGTTCTTCGGCGAGACGTTGTTCTTCATCCTCTTCCTTGAAATCTGGACCGAGGATTCCGCGGCGCTTCAATTCGGAGCGCTCCGTCTTCGCTGAGACGACCTTGCGCTTTTGCGCATCGCCGATGATCTTGGCCTCGTCAGAGCTTCCGGTAAGCGCGGCGAAGTCCGTGCTGACGTTCGCAGTCACAGTATCTGCAATGCCAAGCCACTTTGCGGTGAACGCAAGCCCCTCATCCAAGCCATTCTTGAGAATGCCGGCCCATGCCTCGATTGCGCTATGAGCGCGCGAGTTATCCACGCCCGAAGCCGTTGCAGTGACACCAGCCTTCGGAATAGTAGGCTGCATGGCGAGCTTCGAAAAAACGTCATAGACCCGCTCCGGTCCCTTGCCGATCTGCTCAACGAGCGCGGCGTCCGGTCCGAGGATTTCCCACTTTGGGCTACCGTTCCCATCTGTCGGCGGAGCAAACAACATGGTGTGAGGACCAAGCTCAAGCTCGTCGATGGTCTTGGCAACGCCCTGGCCCGCCAACATCGGCCAGCCCGACATATTCTCGATCTCACTTTGACGAGCGAGCGCGCGATAGTACTCGAGCGCGACGTGGCAGAGTTCATAAGACCACGGCTTGCACGCAATCGTGCCCCTCTTCTTCCCGGTGAAGACACGGACCAGCGGCACCTCGGTCATCTGGGAAATTTGGCCGCTGTCGACCTGGGCGAAGTTCTTCTCGCCCTGCTTCTGCCAGATCGTCCACCACACGCCGCCGCCGTCCTTGATCTCGACGACCTTGACCTGGGGAATGCAGGATTCAGCGAAGCCATCCGCGACCTGCGGGAATTCCCACCAGCGAGCGTGGGTGACGACTTCGCGACCCTTGATGAACTGGGTTCGAACATCGATCAAATTGCGAACAGAGATCTGCACCCAATACGGCCTGGCGCCCTCCGCCCTTTCGTCTGCGAGGGTTTTAACTTTGCCATCCTTCCGCGCGACACCGCGCGTATGATCGACAAAGAACAGCGCCACGCCATGACTGACCGCGTTATCAAACACGTTGCGCGCGAAAACGTTGAGGCTGTTGCCCTGCCCGTCAACATCCTCGGCAAATGCCTTCATTTGCGCGGAAACGGTGCCGCTCAACGTCACTGGCGACGTAAACGGCCGCGACGTGATGTTCTCGAGCGCATCCGGAACGATCGGGCGCCAAGGCGCATCATGAAGCCGGCGATTGTATTTCTTGTCGGATTCCTTTTCGAATCTCGGCAAAAACCGTTCCCGCCCGCGCTTGATGGCGTCGTGCCCCTCAAGCACATCATCGATAAGGCACCATTTGTGCTCCATACATGCGACGTCCTCGGACTTGGTGTCCGGACCGGCAGTGTCGCCCGTTGCATGAGCACCAGTCGTTCCAATCGTGACGTAGCGCGGCCCTTGACCGAATAGATCCTGAAGCCATCCCATTACGCGGCCACCTTCTGGATTTCATCCAGCGAAGCATCGCGCCATTCCTTCGCGGCCATGTCGTAGACTCGACAAACCTCCTTGGTTTCGCCGCCGATCTGGCGCTGCTCAACTCGGAATGGAAGCTCGCCGTCCCCAGCTTCACCAACCCTGGCGACGCCCTCAAAAACTTCCCTGGAAACGCCGATGATCTCGCGCAGCTCTTCGCGAGCCAGGTCCGTCACGCGATCTACCACTCCGACGACTTCCTCGAGGTCGGCAAGCTCAGCAAGGGTCTGGCCGTGCTCCCGCTGGAGCTGTTCGGCGACAATGTGCTGGTGTTGCATGGCATCCAGACCAACGAGCGCGGGGATTGCCGCGTTCGCGATGGCCGCGGCGACCGTCGAGTTATGTCGGTTCTCCGCGATGAAGTTCTTGCGCTGCTCGTCAGACATGCCGCGCATTGCCGCGCGGATCTCTTCGTGATCTCGCCGTTCTTCATCGGTTGGCTTCGGCAATGCCAGCTTTGACCGCCTATCGGCAATTTCGGCTCTGACCCGCTCGACAACTGACCGCGCACGGCGCACCGCCGGGATTTGCCCGGTCATGGCATATTCGGCGACATGCTCGCTGAGCCCGAGTGCGGTGAACCGCCCTGATCCATCCGCCTCGGTGCGCTTGCCGCGCAACCCATGCACTGCCTCGATGGCGCCGACGTAGGCATTGCGGAGCTTCGCAACTGACGAGCCATCAGGACCGTCAAAGACGAACTTGCTGACCCGCTTTGCGGGATCGTGAAGCCCGGCACCCATGTGCGTCGGGCCAGTCCATTTCGATTGATCGGGAGAAAGAAAACGATTAGCCATTTGAGGTCAGCCCCAGCTGTAATGCCCGACCAGTCCGGTCGGGACGCGGTTGTATTCGGCGGCATAGTGCAGCGTCATCGCTGCCACGTTTGCGACGTCATCATGTGACATCGGCGGATGATCGATTGAGTCGCGGCCACCGCGCGCAGTGCGCCGCTCAAGATTGGCGAGCTGGTTCACCAGCACGGGGTTGTCGAGAAGATCGACATTCTGGCTGTTCACGCGCGGCAGAAATGCGCGGTAAACGTCATTCTTGGTCATGTCCGCAACACGGTAGTTGATACCGCGCTTTTCGAACTGCTCGCGCGGCCAGAGGCCTGCGTATCGATCACCTCGGCAGGTGTTAATGCCGTAATCCTTCATGGTCTTGGCGAACTCTTCGACCACGGACTCCGGCGAGAACGGCGGCTTGACTTCCCGGAGACAATCCAAGACGGCAATGCCGGTCAGTTTCTCGAAATGCGCAATGCCGAGTGTCATAGAGTCGCTGGAGCCGCCTGAGGGGTCGACTGCCGCGACATATTGGATGCCGTCCACCCTTGGGCGCTCGATGCATTCCGGCGTCACTACGGCCTCGATGGCCTCGCGCGACAGGAAGGCTTGAACGTCGGTTCGGAATTCGGCGCCGTATTCCGCAGAGGCGCTTGCGGGGTCGCGCTCCATGGCGCGGTCAATCACACTCTGCGGAATCGTCGGATTCATGGACCGCGTTGGCGCTCGCCAGACGAGCACCGATGGATCATCCTTGCCGAAGTAGGTCTTGAACGCCTCCCACATCGCCCCCCGTTTGGCATAGGGCGAGCTGGCGCAGAGCAAAACACTGCCGGGAATAGAGGCCATGCCAGGCCTGATCGCCTCCAGGATCTCGTGATCCGGCTCGGCCGCCGTATCGTTCGGCCAAAAGGCGATCTCGTCAGCGAGAACCGCGACGAAGGCATAGCCGCGAGACGTTTTGAACGATGCCGTTCCAACCTCGATCGTGATGCTGTTATCAAGGTCGATGCCGTCAGCCCTTAGCTGACCTTCGATCATGTCAGCGAGCAACGGCGTGCCCTGGATGATGCCGCGGACGTATCGCATGATGACGCGGGCCTGCCGGCGATCGGCCGCGATGACCATCACCGTTCCGCGCTCGCCGGGACCAAGGAATTCATCGTAGGACTTGAAGGTGGCTAGGAAGACCGCGATCAGCGCCAGCACAAACGATTTACCAGCGCGCCGACCACACACCAGCCAGGCCTCGGTGAATGGCTCAGATGGCTGATATTCCCGTCCAGTATGGGCGCGATAGATGGTCTCCTGCTCCGGTGTCATCGGAAGCCCAAACAGGGCAGCGATGAACGCGAACCACGCCGACCAAGTGTCGGGCTTGCGGAACCATCGGCCGAATAGGTTAGTGTCAGAGCAGGCTTGCAGCAGATTCAACGAGCCACCGCCTGAATGTAGTTGCGCAGGTCGGACGTACTTCCGGCCTCGACCTTGCGCGCCGATGCCTTGGACGTCATGTTGTCCAAAAGGCGCCGGATTTCGCTGGAAAGTCTGATAGCCTCGTCGCCGTCGACGAGTTCTCCGAGAACTTGAGATGTTTGCAGGGCCTCAGCGCGAAGCGTGAGCATTGCGGCCTGTCTGACCTGAGCCTTCTCGGCCTCGCTCAAATGATCAATGCCGCCAGCCTCTTCGGCAAACTGCTTGCAGAGGTCGCGAAACCGCCTTGCCTGAGGCAGCCGATTGTCGACGCCAGGCAGGCACCACGGCCGATTTGAGATTACAGATCGATTGGTAACCGATCCCGGCGCCCGTTTATGCGGTGCCGGCTGTGAGGTGCTGGAGAACTCGGTGCGAATGTCGTGCATTCGCTAGAAATGACACGTATCCGCGCGCGCGCAACGTGGCGACGGCGTTCCGCGACGGCGCTGAATCACGATGGGCGGTTACTGGCGTTCAGCAACGGGTAAATGACGTCCAAGAATATTTTGGCCTTCAGGAACGACTCACACCGCCAGGGGTGTGAAGCCCGTCTTCCTGTTGACAGAGAGTTCAAACATCGAACCCGCGGCTGCGCGCGAGATGAACTGCTCCATGTCCGGCCAGCGCCACAACAACACTGACGCCGCCTGGTTGATCGGGGTTTTCTGATAGGACGGCGCAAGCACAAATGCCTTAAGGCCCGCCTTGATCCACGCCGCACGCTCGGCCTTGTTCTTCCTAATCCGGTGATCGCCGGTTACGACAATCCAGACTGCGCTGTCGGCTCCGAGTCGAGTGATCCAGTCGACGTCGCGCGTGTTGTGATCGAACCCATATTCCGGCATGAAACGAACATGCCGTGCCTCGTGGCCGTTGGGTCGAATAAGGGCATCGAGGACCGTCGCGAAGACGGGTGTGGTGCAATTATCGAAGAAGACCTTCAAGCCGCCGCCGCGAGTTGCTGTTCGAAAGCAACTGACCGACTAACTGAACTCAGCGGCACAAGGAACAACTTCGCTGCTCTTGCAGCGGACCCCTCAACTTCAGCCGCGTTCGCCAGCACGCTTGTGGGGACACCTGTTGCGGCGTCGATAGGCTGGCCAAACTGCCGATTTGGATCAATCACAATCCCCCGAGCTTGGCCAAGCGGCCACCAGCGGGCGGCAATCTCGCCCTCGAACTCCAGGCCCTTGAGGCTGGGTTCGATGACCTTTTGCATCAGGTACTGACCGTGACGGAACAGGTCGATCAGCTTCTCGTCGCCCTGCTCATCGAGGACGTGCAGAATCACCGTCTTCCCGTCCGTCCGAAATTTGGCGTTGGCGAAGGGGTAATCCGAGGAAACGATCTTCGCGCCGTACTCGATGGCGCGCCGCACCTTCTGTGCACTCAGTCCCGCGCGAATGAATGCGTCTGCAACACGCAACTGAACTAGGTCCAGAAAGCTGAGATACAGGGCTTCCATGTCGGCAAGCTCGGTAAGGTTGCTCGCCCAGAGGGCCGGGTATTCCTTGTCGGCGATGGTGTGCCCGCGTAGCCAACGTCGAATCTTCTGGCTCGGCACTCGGGTGAGCACAGCGGCCTCGGCCGGCGTGTAGAGCCCGACACCAACGAGAGATAGGTCTGGTTTCATCCTTTAATCCGACTCCCTGACAAGGGGTTATCACCCGCCCATTAAGATGGGGTCAACTGCGCCACGGGCTGAAGAACCCGCTGAACGACGCTTGTGCCGACGCTGAGCGTCTTGCCAATCTTCAGGATACCCATTCCCTCGGCCTTAAGAGCCCGTATGCGAGCCTCTACAGCTGGCTTGACCGGACGGCGGCCCAGCTTCACGCCGCGTGCCCTTGCTCTCGCCAGGCCAGCATTGACGCGCTCCCGGATCATACCGCGCTCGAACTCGGCGAACACGCCCAGCATCTGGAACATGGCTCGGCCGGACGGCGTGCTGGTATCGAGCGCCTGCTGATGTAGGTACAGGTCGCAGCGCAGCGCCTGCAGTTCGGTCAGGAAGCCGACCAGATCCTGCAGGCTGCGGCCGAGCCGGTCCACTGACCAGGCGGCGATCATGTCGACCTTGCGCGCCGTGGCGTCCTTCAGCAGCCGATCGAAGCCAGGGCGCTTGTCACGGCCCTTGGCGCCACTGATGCCGGCGTCCTCATAGACACCGACGATCTCCCAGCCGGACCGCTTGGCTACCGCCTCCAGCTCGAGACGCTGGTTCAAGGTGGTCTGGCTGTCGGTCGAAACACGCAAGTAGATGCCGACGCGCTTCATGGTGATTTCCCTGCCTCAGTGACAGGCTGAATCATACGCCGTCCCATACGGAAATCAAGTATATAACGTATAGGTGATGACGATTCAAAAAGCCCAATGATTTAGGACTCGCGCCGCGTCGATTTCAGTCGGGATTTCCGTATGGCCCCCACGGTCAGATACCGCAATTGCGGGATGTGGCCCGGCGACGCCGATCTAAAGTAGATGCAAATGCATCTTTTTAATCACGGGCGCGTGTTTTCGCCCGGCCAGCTATATCGAGCAGTGCTGCATTCAACTCAGCCTTGATGATGATCGGTTTACTCCACCGAACCGGCTTCCTTACGCTGAAGTCACCGCGGTTGGATCTTGCCCGGGCTGTCTCTGCGGTCACGCCGAGGTACTGCCCTATTTGATCCCAGCCGATGAGGACGGGGCAGTCCGGATCGGGGAGTTGGATGGTCGTCTCGTCGCTCAATTGTCCCTCGCTGTCGTTTAGGCACGCTTCGACCCTTTCCTCCCATGAGATAGGCTGGCCGCCCTCTGCATGGTCCCTGACGATGGGAAGCCCGTGAAGGCCGAGTACTAGTTTCCCTTGGCCGGCGCTTGGCTCGACCCGTCACGTTGTCCCCGTGACGTCTCCGGCGATTTTTCAAGGCTTCGCCACGTTAATGCCGGTCGCGGTGGTCATCCGCTCGACGGCATCAGCGCCATTCGCCCTCCGGGGGTTGCCCGGTCTCAGTGGTCGCGGGTGTTATGGGTCACACTTGCCCGCACTTGGTTCCGATCGCCTGGTGGCGTGTAGCGTCCGGCTCGCTGCCGCGCGGGTTTTGAGAGCTGCGGCACCTCTGCGGTCATTCATCGACGGCACTAAATGCGCAATTGCGCAGTAATCGCCGGCAACAGGATCATGGCCGATCTCGACCTGTCGCTATTCTCGCGACGGTCAGTCGTGGTTCATTGATGGCAGCGGGAGCATCCGAGCAGACCTGCCATCGCAGGCGCCACGGCCAACCGAACGCGGTGGTTCGATCAGCGCGCGTGCGCCGTTTCCTTGACCTCCTCGTTGAACAGCCAGGAATCGTTCAGTGCCGGGCGCGATGTCACGGCAGATGTCACGGATGTCACGGGAGCAAGTGGCGTGGCGTCACGGGTGTCACGCTCTCGCTCACGCTGGCGTCGCTTCCGCTCGGCCGCAGTCGGATCTTTCGGTTCGGTTTTCGCGGTAAGTTTGTCGAAATCCGCGGAGGCCTTATCCCAGTCGACGTCGGGACGGGCGACCTTCATTTCTTCGACTAGCCGGCGCTCTCGGGGCGACGGCAGCTCCGGAAGTTCTACGTCCTCGTATCCGCCGCCTCCGCAGTTACGGATGAATTCGATGTCGCCGTGCCCGGCGGCCCTCAAGATTGCCCTACACAGGCCCAGCGCGTTGGCTGCGTCGAAGTAGACCCATACGTCTTCAGGATCTAAGGATCCGGCCTCCTGCCGAATGACCACCTGGCCGCGGTCGTTCGTATAGACCGCGGTCTTGGGTTGATGCTCGAGGACAATGTCGGAGCCATCCCAACTAAAATCGCTCATCGCACCACCTCGCCGAATACGAAGGGCACAATGCGCGCCGCCATCTCGAAGCTGAGCGCATAACAGCGCGCCAAGCGTCGGACTTGAAGATTTCGGATTAACGGTGCATAGTCCGAAACGATCGAAGTGCCAGCCAGCCGGAGATCAGATTTCGGAGCCCCGCACGCCGCCAGCGTTGCGGGGTCTTCGTTGAAGGGGGTCATTTATGCGGCGACCTCCGCTAGGAAGGCCACAGCCGATGCGGCTTGGCGGGTGGGAAACGGTCCCGGCGCATCGTCGCCTAAGCCGAGCTGAAATCGCCCGTCGTCGCGTTCAACGACCAGAAAATGGTTTGCAAAGGGGGGCGTAAGTCTTTGATACCAAGGGGGTCTGTAATAGCTCGGTTTGCAAGATCTACGCGTCTTTTCAACGAACTGGCTTAGACTACGAATCTGAGGGTCGGACGTTCGAATCGTTCCGGGCGCGCCATTCACGCAAGTTCCCATTGGTTCGGGCAGCTGATGCGTGCTCGTCTTCAGTAGAATATCCCCGACACTTCTGGATCGATTGCGTTCCACGGCACTCGCTCGGTCCGTGGTCGTAGTTGGAGGGTGAAGAACGCTGCGCGTGTCATTGTCTTCCCTCCTCGGTAAACCGACGCGCGGCCAATCTTGAGCGCCTACGCGATAGCGGACGCTTCCATGCCTTTAGCTTTGAGCGCCTTCACATTGGCGGTGTCGATAGACGCTTTACGGCCTTGGTAGACCCCGCGTGCTTGGCCTCAGCGATACCCTCAAGCTGCCGCTCTCTGCGGAGGTTGGTCTCGAACTCGGTGAACAAACCGAACATGTCCAGGAAGCACTTGCTCGCTGCTGTGCTGGTGTCGATGGGTGCTCTGTACCGGATCGGAGGCCGGCCCGGAAAAATGCGCCCGCGCGGGTCGGAATCGGGCCGAAGGCGAGGGCCGACCCGTAAAAACCCCGCTTGCCCCGGCCAGAACGTTGAGAAAAAATAAGCTTTTTTAGCTTATAGGCGGCAGGATGTTTTTATTCTTATTTTGTCTGTCCCTTTGAACCGGCGAGTCATCCCTCATGCAGAGTGACATCGCGAACGCCGTATTTTATGCGGCCGTGTTTCTGGGCATCGTCTACACCAGTCGCATCCTGGAAAAAAGGTGGCCGATCGCGGACGTTCCCTACGGCGAGTTTCGCGATGATTGGCTCGCGGTGATCGTGAGCCTCGGGCTGTCGTCCATGCTTGCTCCGATCGCGGCGATCAGCGCTGGCAAGATCGCGAGCTACACCGGTCTCGGCTGGATCAAGCTGCCGACCGACGGTTACTGGTGGTACGTCTCCCTCGCAATCATCGTGGTCGCATTCGATCTCTACAAGTACGCATACCATCGCCTGCAACATGCGATCCCCTTTCTATGGGCGATGCACTCCTTCCATCACAGCGCGAACGGCGTGACGTTCATTACCGGCGGCCGGCATTTCTGGCTGGAGCGGGTGTTGTCCGACGCGTTTCTTCCGATCATGGCGATCCTGTTCCGCATCCCGCCGGACATGGTGATCGCGGTGGGGTTCATCTTCTTCATGCCCGACGCGTGCGCCCATCTCAACGTTCGGATTCCGCTCGGTCGGTATGTGACATGGATCAACAATCCGCAATGGCACCGGATCCATCACTCGGTCCTTCCCGAGCATAGGGACAAAAACTTCGCTGCCTGCTTTCCGCTCCTCGACATTCTGTTCGGCACGGCCTGGATACCGAAGCCGGACGAATATCCTGCAACGGGCCTCGTGCCTGCCGAGCGCGTGGACATCATCAACAGTGTGATCTGGCCAATCCGGCATCTTCGGCATTACTGGCATCGGGAGTCTCGGAATGAATTGGGTTAAGGGTCTTTTGGTGCTCCTCGCCCTGCTGCTGGGTTACGCCGACCTTGAGTCGACGAATGTGATCCTGAGTCTCGGACTGGGTGAGTTGAATCCGTTCATGCATCTGGCGCAGACATGGTTCGGCGTATGGTGGCTGGTGCCCAAGCTTGGTTTGACGTTCGTGGTCACGTGGCTGCTTTGGCGGAGCAACAACGTTTACAACATCGCTCTCGTCGTCGCGTTCTGCTCCACGCCTGTCCTGAACAATCTCGTCATCATCGCGGGCACGAACTGAATCAATCCCTTCGCCGGTTGCCGCAACTGGCGACGTCAGGAGGATCAGTGATGTCGGACAGGTTCGTCGTCGCCTGCATGGTCTGGTGTGCGCTGATCCTGGGGGCTCCGGGAGCGACCGTGCACGCGCAGACGCCGTCGAACTGCAAGGAGCCGCAGACCGGCACCAGCCGCGTCCCGATGCTGTCGCCACCGCTGGCCAATGTGGTGACGGGCACGGGACGGCTGCAATTCTACTCGGCGCCGAACCTGCACTGTCCGATCCGCGGGGTGTTCGTCATTCCAAATGACGCACTGATCGCCTATGCGCAAACCAGGGATGGCTGGTCGTCGGTGATGTACCTCAACCCGGGGACGGGCAACGACGTCTCGGGTTGGGTGAGGTCGGCGAGGCTGAAGGTGACCGGGACCGTCGGACCGAAGTAGCCCGCGACCGGGATCGCGGCGGGCGGGCGGGCTACCCCCGCGCTACACCGCTTGAGCGTTGTCTGCACGATTGTGCTGCGCGCGGCGAGCCGGCCGTGACGCATGTCCGTTGCGGCGATCAATGAATCGCCGCGTACATGATCTTCTCCTCGGTGGCTTCGAGCGCGGAGAATTCCTCGACCACCTTGCCCTGGCGCGAGACCAGGATGCGGTCGGACAGCGCCATGATCTCGGGCAGATAGGACGAGATCACCACCACCGCCTTGCCCTCGTCGGCGAGCTGGTTGATCAGCTCGTGGATCTCGACGATGGCGCCGACGTCGACGCCGCGGGTCGGTTCGTCGAAGATGATCAGCTCGGGCTCCTGCACCAGCGATTTGGCGATCACCACCTTCTGCTGGTTGCCGCCCGACAGCTCGACCACCCTGGCCTCGTCGCCGATGGCGCGAACCTTGAGGCGCTGGGTCCAGGTCTTGCCCACCGAATTGGTCTCGCGCCGCGACAACATCATGCGGCCCCCGGGAAACTTGGAAAGCAGGCCGAGATAGATGTTGCGGGCGATCGAGGCGGTCTCGAAGAATCCCTCGACCTTGCGATCCTCGGTCACATAGGCGATGCCGGCCTTGACCGCCGGTGCCGGTACCCGGTAGCGCACCGGCTTGTCGTGCAGCAGGATCTCGCCGCCGTGGAAGAAGTCGCGTTTCAACACGCCGGATACGATCTTGAAGGTCTCGGTGCGGCCCGCGCCGACCAGGCCGAACACGCCGGTGATCTGCCCGGCAAACACCGACAGCGAATTGTTCTTCACCATCGGCGCCATCTTGAGGTTTTGCACCGTGAGCACGCGCGCCCCCGCCGGCCGGACGCTGGTCTTCCGCGCGCCATACAGCGTGTTGGAGAGGTCGCGCCCGACCATCGCCTGCACGATCGCAGCGCGATCGAATTTCGCGGCGTCGTCGGTGATGACGTGCTTGCCGTCGCGCAGAACGGTGATGCGGTCGGCGAGCAGCAGAGCCTCTTCCAGCGCGTGCGAGATGAAGACGATCGAGACGCCGCGCTTCTTGAGATCTCGGACCAGGTCGAAGAAATACTTCTTCTCCTCCGGCGTCAGCGACGCGGTCGGCTCGTCGAAGATGATGACCTTGGCCTTGTGCAGGACCGCGCGCGCGATCTCCACCATCTGCTTCTTGGCGGCGCCGAGCCCGCCGACGGTCGCGGTCGGCGTCACGTCGAAATTCAGCGATTGCAGGAATTGCTGGGCGGCGATGTAGATGCCGCGCAGCCGGTTGTAGAATTTCTCCTGCCCGAGGAACAGGTTTTGTGCGACCGTCATGGTCGGCACCAGGCTGTTCTCCTGGAACACCATGGCGATGCCGAGATTGCGGGCCTCGAGCGGCGTCCGCGGCGCGACCTCCGCGCCGTCGACACTCATGCCGCCCGAGGTCAAGGTCACGACGCCGGCCATCACCTTGGTCAGCGTCGACTTGCCGGCGCCGTTCTCGCCGACCAGCGCGTGGATCTCGCCGCGGCGCAGGTCGAAGTCGACGCCCTCGATGGCGGGCACGCCGGCGTAAAGCTTGGTGGCCTTGCGCAGGGAAAGCACGGTGTCGCTCATGAGCCGACCTCCTCGGCGAGCCCGGCGAGGGGCAGTTTCAGCACGCGGCCCGGTCCCTTGGCGATCAGCACGAGGTCGTCGCCCAGCTCGAGCGCCGCGACGATGCCGTGATTGACGCCGTCGACCCGGCTGTGCAGCGAGTACTTTGGCTTGCCGTCCTCGCTCAGCCGGATGACGAGGCCATAGGAGCGCGGTGGCGCCCACGGCTTGATCACGCCCATCGTCTTGATGTGGGCGCCCTGCATCGGCTCCTTGAACGAAAACCCCGAGCGCAGCCGTGGCGCCACCCAGTAGGCCGGGTCGATCTCGGCCATCATGCGGCGGCGGTAGGCCGGCTCGCGCAGCACGAACTCGATCAGCTGGGTGCGTGCGGCGAACGCGGTGAGCCAATAGCCGCCGCCCGCGGCCTTCGACAGCCGCGACGGATACACCGGCAGGTGTCCGAGCACGACCTGCGGCGGCCTTCCATTGGAGACGAGGACGAGGCGATGCCGCCAGCTCTCGCTGACCAGCACGCCATCGCCGCGCGCGCAGGCGCCGAAGGCGTAGCCGAGCTTCGAGGCCAGCGGTTGCACCGACCTGGTCCTGGGGTCGAGCCGGAACACGCGGCCGCTTCGGTTGAGCTCCATCAGGTCGCGCGCCCAATCATCGATGCCGCAGCTCGCCGAGCCGTCGGTTGCGATCAGGGTGCCGTCGCCGGCCTGCGTCAGCGCGTTGATCGCGTTGAAGGTGGCGTTGAATGTCGCGCTCGGGTCGCCCGACGAGGGATTGGTATAGAGCCCGCACCTCGCGGCCGCCGAGCGCGACCGCGATGCCGC